CATTTTTTTACCTTTTCATCGACCTCATCTTCGGTGAGCACTCCAGTGGCGACCTTGTTTAAATAATCCTTATATTTTGCAATTACGGTTGATTTCCACTCGTCAACACGGTCTTCTTCATAGATTTGAGCCATGATTGGAGCGAAAATATCCTCAATTTTGATGCCTAATTCGAGGTGTTCTACCTTTAACCACTCAAGGCCAATGGTATAAATTCGGCGGTCTAACTGGGCGCGGGTGCGGTAAACTTTCGACTTTTCGAAGATCTGTTGGGCTATCTCATTCTGGACCGGATAGATATAAGGTTGTATTCTATGGGTCGCTCCTTTTATCCCTGTCATGGCCGGAAATTTGACCTTTTTAACCAAGTAAACGAACTTATTCCAGATGGTTTTATTGTTCTCATTTTGGATGTCTTGGAACAGGACAGTTTTCTCTTCTTTGGTGAGTTTTTTAGGCTCATCCGGATCACTTAAACGATAGATTTCCTGGGTAACTTTTTCTTTCATAATTGCGATTAAACCTCCTTTTCACTTGGTCTTATTTCTAAAATTCCTGGCATATCATCACTGCACCCATCAACATATTCATCAAGTACCAGCATTGCATTATGCACCGCCATAGGGTCTACTTTATCTCGAATAATTATATGGATAGCATCAATAAAATTCATCATTTTCCAAATATTTGGTTTTCTATGTCGTGATAAATAGCAAGCGCCAGATGTCATTGAATAATTTTTACTCCATCCTGTTGAATCAGGCCATGGGCCAACTTTAATTTCATTGGTATTTGGATTCCATGCTATCATTGCTTTTGCTGATTTCATTATTTAAACCTCCTTCTTAATATTATTGAATTATGTATGTCTTACCACAATGGGGACAAATTATTTTTCCGTTGTGATCTTTTAAAGTGACCAGAGTAAGATTCTCAATTCTATTATCATCCTTTATACAATTAACATGATGAACTATTTCATATCTAGCCAATGGCCTCCCAATATATTTTGCCATTATGTATCGATGCTCAAGAATCTCATTACTGTTTTTGTTGGCCATAGAAATAAATGGATCATTGTATTTTAACCTAATAATTATATATCCAAGTTTATTTTTTATTCTGTAGTTTTTATTGTAATTCCACCTATCTTCCCCCCGAGTTTCAGACATATATTTATTAAAACATATTCTGCATATTTTTTTATTTGTTTTCTTTTTTAAATCACCCAATTCTATCCAGTGTTTTTCCCCACACTTTTCACATGGAAAATTAATCATTGATCCGTTTTTCTTTTTCCCAAATTTTTCAAAATATTCATTTTTACTTAATATTTCATATCCCTTAATCCACTTTCTCTTTGATTCTCTACTACATTTTATACATAAAGATTCTTGCTTATTTGGCCTAACCCATCGTTGTTTGCCACATTTAGGGCATGATTTCCAAACAGTATGTCCTTCAAATATACCCCCAGAGCTTTTAATACTAAACTCTAGGTTTATTTTTTTTCTTTCAGCACTGTTTACACGCAAACCTTCCATTAATTTTACTTTTTCCATTTTTACCTCCAATAACTGACATTAATTTTATTAATTAAGATAATATCAGTTATTAAGAGAAAATTAAATAATTATTTTATAATTCATGCTTAACCAACCAAAATTTAGTTGCTTTATCCAATATCCACCTAGCAGCATTATCTCTATTGCCTGAAAAGTAACAATGTACTCCATAACGAATTTCAAAACTGTTTATGGCACCCCTTACGCACTCTGGATGAACTTTAGTAAATTCTTGATGAGAATATATGGAACTTTCTTTTTCTTCTATAACCAATCCCACCCATCCGCCATTTTTAATTATATTGCGAAACTCTTCCATTTTCCTTACCGTTTTCTCTCTTTCTGTTGAACAATAAGGGTATAAATCACCGGAAAATTTCCTTTCAACTGCAAAAATATCAGTCATCCCCCTAATACTATAATCCCCGAACTGAAGTTTATCTCTAACAATCATTAGACCTTTTGGTGGCTTGGAAAATAGATTTCTGTTCTCCCTTGTATCTATGACGAGTACGAACCCATCTGGGATAGGGGTCGGCTTTAAGGTATATGGTTTAAGATAGTTACTGTTTTCTCGTGGGGACTCTTTCAAATTAGACTCCTTTCTGCTTCTAGCATCGCCTTCATTATTTCATAAGCTACACTCGGCACAATGGCATTACCCAAAGCCTTTAATTTCTGGACTCGGTGTTCATCTCTGCGCTTGAGATGTTCTTCGGTGATGCCTAAATATCCAACCAATCCAGAGGATAATTCATCATCCATGACACAAAGTCTGGATGCAACTTCAAGCCACGGTTTATTCCATTCTCCACGGCATCCATGCAAGAGTTGGTCATGGGATTTCTGCCCTTGTTCTCTGTCTGCTTTGATGCTCCCTTCCAATCGTTTGCCCTCGGAGTTGGACACATTGAAATTGTTGTCCGTAAATCCTTCCCGCCCTGCCCATGAATTGATGGTTGATTCGCATTTTGACTTTTCGGTGTCGGTAATAATGCTATCTTGCCTGATAACATTGATGCCGTCCCATCGCTCCTCAACTGTCCCTTCCAATCCCCCGCTATTGGTGTCGGGAGCATGGCTATCTTGTTGCTTAATCCTTGTTGCTTGCTCTTCATTGACCGTCGATCTGAACAATCCGGCGTGGGAATCAGGCTGTTGGTATTCGCCACATTTAAAACCTGCTGTTTCGACTGGTTCACCTGATTTTGTTCTTTTCCCAACAATCCACACCCTATCCCTTCTGTGTGGCGCACCGACGGCGCAAGCTGGAATAATAAACGCTTGAACGGCGTAACCTTCTCTTTCCAGGTCAAGACAACAATTCTCGAAAACCATGCCGTTGTTGTTACTAATAAACCCTCGGACATTTTCACCAATAATCCATTTGGGTTTTGCTTCTGATATGACTCGAAGCATTTCCGGCCAGAGATATCGGTTATCTTCTGTGCCTCGTTGCTTCCCGGCACAACTGAACGGTTGACAGGGAAATCATCCGGTGAGGAGAAAAGGTTGAGTTGAAGTTTCATTATACCTGAACGTTTTGATGTCATTGTGGATTGGTACTCCTGGGAAATTTTTATTTAATACTTTACAGCAGAATTTATCAAGTTCTACAAATTGGATGGTTTTTAATCCTGCCCATCTTGCGGCCAACGAAAATCCTCCAACGCCGGAGAATAAATCTATGTGCGTTAATATCATTTTACACACTCATCAAATGGTTAGTCACAACATCATTATTCCACATGGAAATAGCCACACTTTTCTTATCATAATTGGTTGTGGCCGGCTTGGTTTTACATAAACGATTCCGGCATTCAACAGAGTAAACTTTGGATGTATTACTGTGGTGTTTACCGGTTATTATTTCCGGATATTTACCACATACACACTTTTTACATGGTTGCTTCTTATCCTTCTCTCTTTGCACGATTCTCTCCTTTTATATAGTCCTGACAAACTTCTTTAGTTCTTTTTTGTATACTACTCTTTCAACTTCCTCTTGCTTTAAAAGCTCTTCATGCAAATCAGGATCGAATATTTCAGTTATTGCTTCTTCTAAAAGTTCCATTAATTTTTCCGGACGAACAGCATCTAATTCAACTTGCCCAAGGCCACCCCATTTTGCAGTTCTACTATCACCGACTTTCGTCGGGGCTGGAGAAAGTTTCCATGCAATAACCTGATCTTCCATAAGGGCAATTCGTTGTACTTCAACATCAACCCCAAATCTAGCAAGGTTTTCTTGGATACTTCTTGGGATATCTTCTCCTGAAGGGTCATAGTCTCCGAAATATATAATTACTGGTCGCTTGTCTTCATATGTTGCATCACGAAATCGCTTATACGATTCGTGTAGAAAAGTTAAAGAAGGATATCCCTTACATGCTCCTAGAGCTATATCCCAATTACGGCACACATCTTGGAAAACGCCCTGCAATGCTTTTTTCTCAATAAATATTTCCGGATAAATCGGCTGGTTTTCCCAGCGGTTTTTATGGTAACTTTCCATCCACTCTTTAATTTGATATTGCCCATTATCAATCTCGTTTTTAAGGATTGTTTCGTGATATGGCGTTTCTCCCACCATACCCCTATCGAGATCGGAAAATGTATCAAAGGAAATAAAATTGTCCCATCGGGCGTCAATCATTGCTGAAACAACACGCTTATAGTGCTGAATGTCATTTGTCATGCCGCGTCCGACCAGCTGATAATGCAAAGCACGGAGCGTCAAAACTCCCTTGTCATATTGGTCAACAACGGATATCGAATTTGTAATAATCCAATCTTTTGTAAAAGCGTCTTTCATTAATTCCCTCCTTAATCCGAACTGTCTACTTTATACAAAAACCCACACTGCCTACAGACCACCATCCTCTCACACCTCCCTGTATTATAATGCTCCCTCTTGTGCTCAGGATCAGAATGCCAACATTTATATACTTTTTCTGGGATATCATCCACCCAGGAGTTGAGATATCCGAGGTTTTCTATGCCTTCGAAGGACGGTGACTGCTTTTTACCAATCAACTGTTGGGTCTGCATGGTCGGCACCTCCTTCAGGTTCCTCAACAACTTCTTCCTTTACTATCTGGGGTTTCTTTCTGGGAGGAGGTTTGACTTCAACCGGCTGGCCATCAACAGACACGATATTCCCTTCCTCGATTACTATACCCACCTTGGAGTCAGAACCCACACTTTCGTACCATAATTGGAAGCCTTTATCTTTTACCACCTTGGAGATTATAGCCCGGTTCTTAGTATCCAATAAACTCCCATCCTTAATCCTCAACACCTTCAATGTTGGATTAAGCGCCATGGAAATAGACAAGGAAATCATCAGTTTCTCCCCATCTGAGGCTTGGTCCAAAGGGATATCGTTAAACAATAGCTCACCATCATCGAAACTAAGGCCGGGAACAGGGATAGGTGCCTTCTCCAGTAACTTTTTCCTCTTGGATATGGTTTCATCTATCCTCTTGGTCAATCCTTCATAATTATCCACCGCGGCATCAGCCTCCAATTTAACTCTGGCCTTTTCCTTATTGTCCCGGATATGGGAATTGGTGGTTTCCAGTGTAGCCATGGAGTCATCTATTGGAGTGGTGTCTATTTTAACCATGGTGGCTATTTTCTCTTTATTGGATTGGTAGACGAGCTTGGCGTTGTTGACTTTCAGGCGGAGATCAGCCAGTTCCTTTTCCAAGTCCTTTATCTTTTCAACGTCCTCCATGGCATCGGATTTTATCTTTTCATTATCCTGAATAAACGTATCGATATCGGAATTGGTTTTTATGGCATCTTGTAGCTGTTTGGAGATGGATAAAATGCTTATTTCTTCCTCTCCCTTTACATCCTTCCATTCCGGCATTTCTTTGTGCCTGGCAACCAACTGGTCTTTCTGCCGGCCAATAAGCAATCTTTCTTCCCGGAGATCCTTTTCCTCCTTGTCTAGGCTGGTGGTATCAACTCCGATAAGGTTAAGGAATATCTCTCGCTGCTTCTTTTTATCATTATTCATAAAGTCCAGAGGGTCGAAGCTGATATTGCCCACTATTTTATCAAGGAGCTTCTGGGGAGAGGATTGGACAGCACCTTCCTTACTGCGGATCTGGAGGGTGGTATTGTTTTTGGTGAACGACCGGAACACAACAAAATCCCCAAGATCAAGTTTTATTTTCCCCTTGTCCTCGCCCTTCTTAATTGGTTCTTCAGGGATTTCCCTCCCACCTTTAAGCGCCATAGTAATACAGTCGAGCACTGAGCTTTTCCCAGCTCCATTCTCCCCTGTTATCATAATAACATCTGATTTTGGAGTAATGTCGATGGCGGTTAGTTTTTTGATATTTGATGCTTGTAGGTTTATTATTTTCATATTCTTTATTCCTTTCTTTATTATAACCAGAGGGCAACCATCTTCAACTTACTATTCCCCAATATATAAGCGTTAATGATTTTCCGCCCTCCGGCCTTATTATATGATTGTTTCTTACTTCTCTTCCTTGACCAACACAGCTATCTCCTTCTCATTTTCCTTAATCTGGTCGTTAATTTCTTTGTTGTACTTTTTCTTCTCCAGTTTAAGGTCAATGATAAGGCGAGTGAGTTCTACTACTTTTTGATCCTGTTCAGTTCCCAAGATTTAGTTCCTCCTTTATCTGAATATTATATTTACTCCAATCAATTATTGGCAACTCTATATATTGATGTCCCATTATCTTTCTTGCCAAATCTTCATTATCTTTCATTGCCACAATTTGATAAAACAATTCAGAAAATTCTTCTGGCAATCTGAAAGTAAACGGACGGTTTCTATTTAATGTTGCCATTAATGATCCTTCTCTTTTTAAAGCTAATCTACGAGTATTAACAACTTCCAAATGCACTAATGCACAAGGCGGATATTTTCTAGTAGCTTTTGCCCCACGCCTAGTTAAATGCTGCACTAATCGTTCAATCAAACGTGAGGTTTGCCCAACATAATATATTTTCCCATCCCACGGGCAACATCTTAATATATAAATATAAAATAAACCTTCCGCATCTATATCATCCGTAAACCAATATTTATATCTACTCATCCAACATCCACCTACTAAGCTTTGTGCATCAGACCGAGGCGTTTGGCGGGTGCGGGGGGCGAGGCGTTAGCCGGCCATCGGCCCCATCCGCATATCCCGCCGGGTCACGCCGGTCGGTTGTGTGCAAAGCGCTAAAGTTTATTAAAAAAATCCAACATCCTACCAGTCGTTACCAGCTCCGGCAGCTCCCTCAGTCTTCTCTGCACCTTTTTCCTTCTTTCCGGCGCCTTTCTTGTCTTCCTTCTGGCCGGCAGCAATTTCCTTATACTTGGCGTAGGAGGCGACAGAGATAACCTTGGCGAAACCACCCTTATCCAACCGTGATTCGATCATAAAGGTTTTCCCGGGAAGGCGTGTTTTGACACCGTCCATGATTTTCTTATCGAATACCGTCACATCGTCACCCGGGAACTTCTCACAGATTGTTTTCCATAATCCGGCGGCGTCAAGGATCGTGGCCATCAAATCGCCACCGTTGGCCTCAAATACCGTACAGCCGACAGTTCCTCCATTGGCCGCATCATCATCGTTTTTAACCTTCATCGGGATTTTCCATGCCTTATGGCCTTTATCGTCCTGATAAACACCTTCTCCACCTTTACCCGGTATATAATCGATTCCGTCCTGGATTTCAATTTCATGCCAACCATCCGGCACTGCTATTCCTGTAAATGTCTTCCCATCATGTGCTTGTTCTTTCACTTGTAACCTCCTGTTTTTATTTAGTTGTTATTACGTTTAACTTCTTCCCACCCGTTTCAGCGCGTGCATGTTCGATTTCGTTTCCTTAAATGACTTGCAAAAATCCTGTATTCCAATCTGTTCATTTGCATAAAACGCGTTCACGGCAGCTTCAATTTCTTTTTCATCCCCATCAACATCAAAAGACACCCTGATATCACTCGGATCGTCCCTGCTTACATAGGGGATTACTGTGAAACCTTTCAACTTCAAAAATGCAACCAGCATAGTGTCTTCATAACTGGTTGTGTTTGGGTTTTTTCCACCCATCGATCCACCTCCTTGATTATTTTTTGGTACGGTTAGGTTATGCCACATCATCACCTCTCTTTATAATGATATCACTTGAGCTATTATATCTATTTTTGGATTATAAACTTCTCGGTACTGGTTAAAATCAACAACATTACGATTTCTTCTTTCTTCCAATCTTGCCTTTTCCCTTAATTCGGCTTGCACTGGAGATTGAAGTTCAAGGATACGCGATAACATTTCATCGACATTTTTCGGCTCCACTACAATTTCCTTAATGGCTTGCAATGGTCGGAAAATTGCCATATCCGATAATGATTTAATTTCCGATTCATAAAATTGTGGTTCAGCGTTAATGGGCTGATAATTATAGTTCATAATTGTATTGAATTTTAAAAATGATATTTGTGGCGCCATGCCGCTAATTACCAACGGAGGAAGTTCCGAGCCATCATAAGTCCTTACATAATGGACAAAATCTTTTTGAAACCCATACAATTTCATAGCTGGATTAAAAATAGCAATTCTCATCTGCATCCTACAAATATCTTCTTCAACCGCCAACTGCCAACCATTATTCTGAAGAGTAAGTGTATCACTTTCCCATCCAGCCCAAAATACTTTCATTATCGGATTTTTGATGAAACGATTATAGAGCATTTATCTTATCCTTGATTTCAAGTTCTAGGTCAGCCAATTCACGGTCAATATTATCCAGTGTTTGTTTTGCCAAATGGCGCTGCTTCATTTTTGATTTCAATTTTTCTTTCGCTTCTTTTAACAACTCTTCCCTCAACTCATCCTTTGCGGATTGAACTATACTTATCTTTGCATCAGACATTTTATCACCTCCTTTCAATAGTTATTTTAAATGGAAATAATTTCTGCCAGAGGCTTTTTTTGTTTCTTAATTTTTCCTTCATGGCATTAATTTTTTCTCTGGTTAATTCTTCCTCAAGTTCCCCTTTTGCCAAATCGATAATTTCTTTATCATCCAATATTGACATTTTATTTCCTCCCATGTGCAAAATCGAGAACCTTTTTAATATTAAACGGTTTCCTTCTCACTCCACCTTCCGGCCTTAATCCTGTAAACTTGCTCAGGAAACTTCCATCATCCTCAAAAGACACCAACGGAGGGTATTTCACCTGTCCATCAATAACGTTCCTCTCAACCAACCCGATCATGTCAAAGAACCCCTTCATATCTCGGGGGAATTCTTTCCCAGCCAATGCCGGAGCGCAGGATAATTCACGGTTCCACTTAGGGGAGTCTTGGATCCGGGCGGTGCAGATAACATCAATGCCGGCAATAGTAAGCTGCTCAAAACCCTTCATTAACCGGGTCATTTGTTTACTCAACACCCCATACATTTCCGGGGTTCCCTTAACCCTCATGGTCATATCCTTTTCGCTCTTATCATTCTTCTTATCCCTGGACTCGTAATTCTCCTCCAGGATCTCATCAGCCAAGTGGACATTCATCACATGGGTCAGTCCGTCAAAGAGCACGGTTTTTATCTTTTCGAAGTTTTTGATGTCGTAGATAGTTTCCAGCAAATCATCCCAACCTTCATAATAGCCGACTTTTAACTTGATATCCGGTCGGTTGATGGCCTTTACAGTCAGGTCAATTTGCCCTCTTTCGGCCACTATCCAGTAGATCGGGTCCTGAGCTGTCTGGATTACTGTGGCTGATTTTCCAACTCCCGAATCCCCATAGATCAGGATGAAGTTGCCGCGGTCGTCTTTTTTAGCTGTGTCTGGTTTATAGATGTCTGTACGCATTGTTCATGTTCCTCCTATTCTCTATTTTTATTTATTTCTTTTACTAAAGGCGTTATCCTTTTTGTTATAGATACCATTTCTTTTTCTATTGATTCAAAAAAGTCAGCAGCCTCTTTATCTTTATCTTTCTTAGCTAAATTAGCCAAATTAAAACAAAGTAGTCCCACTGTAAAAGTAAGGCCTTCTATCCCTATTTCTTGGGTAATTTTTGCTAACTTGTCATGTATTTTTTGTAAATCAGATTTTTTATTATTACGCATTGTTCATGTTCCTCCTTTTTTTATTAAAGTTATAAGTATAATATATTATTAAACACTTAATTTATTTGAATAAACAAAATACGCCAACAAAATGCCAACTTGGTATATTATGTGTTATGTGTAAACTGTCGTAGCTTGATAATACTCAATCGCATTACCATCTTGGTCAAACAATCCACCGCTCCAAACCTATTAGTCATTGCCGCACTCCAGCAATTATCACACCCCGGAGAACATGGCGTACAGCCCGACACTAATTCTATGCCAATTTGCCAGTATCGACCCTTATCAACTATTTTCATTTTCCCTCTCCAATTTATCGCAGTTCTCTCCTGTTTTTAATACGTCTTTCCTCCTCGTGACGTTTTGTCACGGTCTTTATTTGGTTATTTAATCCACTCAAGGTCAATATATTTTCGTTTTCCAGAAATTTCAGATTCTACTATTCTTGAATTTTCTTTAAAGTTTTTTAATTGTGCTTCAATTTCTCTTTCCAGAGCTTGACTGAATTGCTCTGAAATATAATCGCCATAAGAAATTAGCGATGTTAAGAGTAGGCACGCTTCGCCAAGTTCCGTTCTCTCAATGTCTGTATATTCTTGCAATTCATCACTTAATTTTAATAACTCTTCATAATTATCCATTTTATTCTCCTATATCGGGCGTGGATTACCAACAATCTCCATCATACCCATATAAATCAGAATCGCTGGCTTCATTGTAAGTGCTGTCACAGCCTTAAAATGCCAACTTGGTATATTATGTGTTATATTTCTACCAACTTCGGTGTTTTTCGTGAATGGTCTCAATACCATCGTATTCATCAATTTCCCAATCTACATCATCTGGTATTTCTACAACTGCAAGTTCGGCCAGCGGTGCTGTGCTTTCTTTTATGCCAACTTTTTCAATGGCTGCTATTAATTTGGGTGATGCTCGGTAGGCCATATAGTCGTCAGTTTGAATCCCCAAATCTTCATTGTTGATATATCCATATTCATCGTATTCAATGCCCAATTCATCAAATACCGCTTTGGTTAGTCCAAAACCACCGTAACATTTATTTATAACTATTTTCATTTTGTCCTCCCATTAATAAAAAATATAACAAACTCCATCCAGCCGACAAGCGGCTGATGTCGTCGTTATACGCAATGTGAACATCTTTCCGGCTGTGCTTGCCAAGCCGCCAATTCAGCTTTTAATTCAGGATAAATATCGTCACGTTCCTTTAACCTTCCATCCTTTGTTTTATTGAATGGATTTAATGTTTGATAAAACTTCTTTGTCCGCTTCAACCGCCGACCGCAACCACCACAACATTTTACAGTCTTTTCTCCAAATAACTTTACTTCTGGAAAGGTTACTCTCATAATTTTACTCCTTTTAAAAAAATCGTATAACAAAGGCACTCCAGCCGGATCGCTGCGCTCCGGCTGATTTCTATGTTATCTTACGGACGACCATTATATTGCTCTTTGATCCGTTTTTTTACCCACTTAATCGGGCAATTATCGTAAAGCCATCTATCGGCGTATTGTGGGAAATTACTGATTGGCCTGCTGCTGTTTTCGTACCCGAACGGGGGATATAAAAACCGGCAATACTGAGGTCTTTTTGTTGCAAGAAAATAAAAAAACTCTTCCCATTCTTTATTTGTTCCATATATTTTATCAATTCCTGCCATACTTTTCTCCTTTATAAATAAGATAACCAGATCAATCAACCCGACCGCTAATCGCGGCGGGTTATTTCCGCGTTATCTGTTTAAAATAAATTGTGACATAGGGTAGTGCTCTGCGATAAGTTCAATTAATCTATTTATGGCATTATCAATACCATAAACCGTATCTGTTATCCCCCACGGATTACCGTCATAAGGATTGCTGGGCTTCAGCGAAACAGACAAACCACCATCCCAACAAACGGATTCAATCTTAAAATTTATCTCGCTGTCATAAATTTTTTGTAAAATATCTATATTCTTCTTAGATTCTAAATTTCTTACTTCTTCTTCCAGAAGATTAATTAATTTTAGCATCTCCTCACAAATACTGTTTTTGCCAACATTAGGCCAAACCTTCCCATCATCCATAAATACTTCATGTTGTTTTTCTCGGAATTGTTCTAATTGATATTCTTTGTCAAAAATCATTTCCTGTCCTCCTTCTTCAGGTTGTCGGATTGCCAGTTGTCACAATTCCCCGTGACCTCTGCGCCTTATTACTGCGTTATTTTGTAATATTATACTTTGCGATTATCTCTTTCGCCCCATAAATTGCACCAGTGACGCGGTGTTTAAAAATTCTATTACGTTTTCTCATTGTCCCTCGGCATCTATGTGGGCAACAAGCACCAAGGTTACGGCCACAATGTAAACATTTAAATGGTTTATTATTCATCGTTTATGCACTTTCTGACTGGCTATAAAAAATAACCAGTCAATAAACCTGATCGCCGCAAGCAGCTCCAGGTTATTTCTACGTTATGAATAAACATCAAATCCGATATACTTATTAATCCACCGTGCTTTACCTTTGATTACAGGATATTTTTTGAGCGCCCTCTTAAATGCGCGGATTGATCTACAATTAAGTGTATTACTACATGGGCCATCTGGAATATCATGTACCCACTTTTTATTAAGTTCGTCATACCAAAGATCATCAACTTGGATTCCATATCCGTATCGTTTAATTCGCTGTCCTTTCGGTTTTTGATATTTCATTGTTTAAAATCCTTTATAAAAACGCATAACAAGTCGCTCAACGCGGACTCGCTACGCTCGCCGGTTAGCTCCGGCGTTACCACTTCCCAATTACCTTCTCTCTTATCGTATAATTATCCTCGTTCCAATTCCCATTCCTGCAAATCGGGAGCATGTCGCAAGCTATTCCAGGAAGGATGGAGTTGCAGACCCTATCGTTCCGATACCACCCATCCAGCCACCTTGCGTTATATATCTCCCTGAAAACATGGATAAACCGTCCTTTCAGTTCCTCAAGGTTAAACTCATTCCGGTAATACTTACGCCCGTATTTATGGGTTTTAATATCATATCCAAGAAAATAATGAGTTGGCCTACTTATTGCATCCTGGTAAACTCTCTCTTCGTAATCCTCTGGACTTTCATCTTTATTCTTGCCTGTTGATTTGAGATCAGGAGTCCGGACTATCTCCATAATGCAGTATTCCAAGGAAGGATCGGCCAAGAAGTATACCCCAACCTGAGATTGGATAAAATAGGTATCCTCATAGTTCAATGGCCGGCCACTGAGTTTATTTTCCACGAAGTATGTTGGATATTTCCGGTCATAATAGCCATTTACCAGCATTTCTACCGGAGAATTGTCAGCCCACTTCATATCAAACGGTATAGTGAGGTCGATTTTGGCCTGTAGATTTCCGTTGGGTTCTGTGACAATCTCCAATTGTTTATATGCGCGGTAGATACCTTTGACGCTAGCTACGTCCTTAGCATCCATTTCATATTCAGCGATTACTTCGGATATATTGTGGAGCTTTTGGTTGGATAACAGGTTCTGGAGAACTCGATCCCACAGCATACCTTTTTTCAGTGCTGAGGACAGTTGCGGTTTGTTGATCTGGACGCCACGAATAGCCTTTAGATAATAAAGGTGATGGCAGGTAAGGAAATCGGATACTGAAGAATAGGACAGAGGTATAATCCGTTTGCAGTCAGCAACGCATCTATACAATTCCTTCTTCTTACAGTATCCGCAGACTTTCTCATTTTCCGCCTGGTCGTAATATTGACAGGCGCCTCGGTGGAAATCCGGAATGAACTGGTTGCATAATGACTCATTGAAATCGTCAATAGTGGGGGGCATAACAACTCCTTTCTGGTTCTGGTTTCTGGGTTCTGGTTATTTTGTTCTTTTGTAATACTTATCAATAATATCCCAACTGGCCATCCTTCCCTTATAAGAATCATCATTGACAAATCTCCAGAGAGTAGTGCATGATAATTTCATACGTTTAGATAGCTCCAGTATGGATATTTTTTCTAAATCTTTTTTAATTTTCTTTAAAAGTCTAGATTGCATGGTTCCCTATTTTTCATAATTGAAAAGAAAAGTCAAGCGAAATTTTCAATATTTTTTATTTATTTTGATTAGTGTTTATATACAACAGGTTAGAATTGGGGATAAAAATATTTTTCAAAAATGAAAAATTTTCCTTGACAGAAATAAATAAAAAGTATAGTGCAATAGTCAATCGAAAATGAACAGGAGGATACATGAAAGAAAAACCAATCAAACAACCCAAGATAAAGTTCACGGCACATATTGAATATGAAGGTGATGAGTTTGATTACACCACATACGCTTACGATGAGGCTGGCGCACTGAATAATTTTCTGTATCAGTTGGCTCAAGAGGTTAATGAGCCGGTGCCATTGCTGAGATGGAAATATAATAATGATAAGTTTGACGATATGGATATTAGGGAGGTCAAGGGTGGCAAACAGTAATAACCAACCAACAAAAGATTATACTAAATGGTGTGAAAACTTAACCGAACTGGTTTATGAATACGAACGACAGACCAGAAAACTTCCATCAAAGACAACGGTGTTCGAGTTGTTAAAATGGGTAAAGGAGAAGGCTAATGGTTGAAGAATGTAAACATGGACTAACTAAAAATACTTGTGCTTATTGTACGAAATTAATAAAAAAGGCAACGTTTCGTTATCGTGAAAGAGGACAGCGGAACGATGGAAATAATCCAAGAGAACAATTATTTTCTTCAATGGTTAACGGTGCTAGATGGGTAAAATTATCAGAACTTAAGGGGATGGGGGACGATAATGGCTGATGAAAAGAAATGGTGGGAAGTATCCGCTGATGAACTCCAACACCGTATCGAACAGAAACAGAAACTACAGGACGAACCGGTAACTCAAGCAGTTGCCATCCTGGAAGCCGCAGTGGATAAGGTTTTAAACACTCTTGGAGTTGACACCACCGATGAAGAAACCGTTGCCCAACAGATGATTGACCTGGATATAATAATGATAGAGCATACCGATGAACGTGCGCCCCAGCTTAATGGGTTTTATATATTTACTCAGAAACTATTACGCGGTGGTGATTATGATATCCAGCCCTACGCATGGATTGGCTCGGCAAGACTAAATAGTCTCGGGGAATGTTTCGTTGATGTGCAATGGTATGCTAAAGAACAGTTAACTGAATTCGGAGGAGTGAGGTTAATAAAACAATGAAGCTAATCAATGCCAGGTTATGCTTGGACTGTAATGAAGTATTTGATCCCAAGGAAAGTATAGCTATGGACAAATATAGTTGTCCAAAATGTGCGAATAAAAGTACGGTTTGCTTAAATAGTTTTTTCAGAGAAGATAGGGAAAAGAGTAAGGGAAATGAAGCTATAACGCCAAACAGGATGGAATAGATGAGAATTGCTGATTACATAATAAAACACCTGGCCAATATCGGAGTCAAGCATATATTTACTGTTGTTGGCGGCGGATCAATGTACCTCAATGATGCACTAAAGAAAGAAAAACGTATTACCCCCATCTTCTGCCACCATGAACAAGCGTGTGCTTTCGCGGCTGAAGGATACGCAAGGGTTAATAATCAATTGGCTGTTGTGCTGGTTACGTCTGGACCTGGGGGAATAAATTGCTTAACTGGGGTGGCCGGGCAATGGACTGATTCAGTTCCGGTACTTTATATTTCTGGACAGGTTAAGTATGAGACTACTCTCCATGCAGGTGAATATGACATGAGAGAATTAAGGCAAATGGGTGACCAGGAAGTAAGAATCGTTGATATAGCTTATCCAATAACCAAACATGCCAAGATGGTATTACCCGAAGATAATATTAAATATGAATTGGAGTTGGCGATTAACTATGCAACTTCCGGAAGAAAGGGACCAGCGTGGTTGGATATTCCAGTGGATATACAGAACAAAGAATTTGTAAGTAATGGCATTGGTTACATCCACGGGAAAAATAAAATTACGTTAACCGCCGATATTAAAAAAGTAGTCAGCATGCTCCACGAATCCAAGCGTCCTCTTATCGTTGCCGGCCACGGAATAAGACTGGGCAATGCTATAAAGGAATTTAATGAACTTATCAATAATATCGAGATTCCAGTAGTAACAACATTCAATGGGTTCGACTTGGTTGATTCCAACCACCATAATTATATTGGAAGGATTGGAACTATTGGAACCCGCGCTGGGAACTTTGCTCTCCAGAACACTGACCTGATTCTTTTTCTTGGAACCAGAAACAATATCCGGCAAATAAGTTATAACTGGGAAAACTTTGCGCCTAATGCCAGAAAAATTATTGTGGATATTGACCAAGTGGAGTTGGATAAAAATACAATCCATGGCGATATGCAGATATGTTGTGATGTGAAAAACTTCCTAGTTGAATTAAACCACCAAATGGTTGACTATCCAGTTAACGATGAAGATATAAAATGGTTAACTTGGTGTAAAGAGCATAAAGAAAAATATCCTGTTGTGCTGGATAAATATAAAAATCAAGAAGGAATCAATCCTTACTATTTTATTCAGGAGTTAACCAGAGAACTATCATCTAACCATGATGCCATTGTTGTAGCGGCCAATGGAACTGCCAGTATCGCATTGTTTCAGGCTGGAATAATCAGAAAAGGCCAAAGAATGTTTATGAATTCAGGCATGGCTTCCATGGGGTATGCACTCCCGGCGGCGATTGGCGCTTGTTTGGCCAGCGGCAGGGAAGTTATCTGTATAGAAGGGGACGGAAGCTTGCAGATGAACATTCAGGAATTAGCTACCATAAAACATTACAATTTACCTATAAGGATATTTGTATTGTGCAATGGCGGATATAAGTCTTTACAGATTACCCAGGAGAACCATTTTGATGCAGATTATACCGGGTGCACTCTTACTGATTTAACCTTCCCTGATCTGGAAAATATCTGTAATGCGTATGGATTGGGATATGAATATATGGATGAAGTAAACCACTTTGAACATATGCTTTATTTCTACCCACCTATTATAACCGAAGTAGTTTTGGGTAATTATGAATTCGCGCCGAAATTGGGAACAGTAAAGATGGATGATGGCAGTATACAGTCACCATCTTTGGAGAATATGAGTCCGATGTTGAATGAGGAAGAAATGGAGGAGAATAAAATTGACTAAGGAAATCTGTATCTGTGCGGCAGTCCGGTCGTTTGAAGGAAAAATAATCCGTGGAGAAACCCATCGTGATTGCCGGGATGGGATTATCAGAAGGAAGCTAACTTTAACCTATAATGTCTTTGATGAAGGATTTATTACGTCTTCTGGAAGGTTTGTTAACCGAATGGAAGGGTTCGAGTTAATGCAAAAGGTTGGTTGGGCTTCTGTTAACCCACAAGGGTATCAACTTTGCGGCTGGCTATTTTCGGAGGATCTGTACTAATGAATGTCCTTGAGTACGAAATGATTGATACGCTTAAACGCCTTAAAAATGACTATGGGTGTATCCAGCTTAAAGCTGAATTTGAAAACGAGGGCAGCCGGCAGGTAGAGTTAATGCGATTGAAAGATATTGCTGATGCCGCTGGACTGCCTATTATATTAAAGATTGGCGGGTGCGAGGCCGTTACTGATATCTATGAGGCATTAAGCCTTGGCGCCAAAGGAATTATTGCTCCAATGTGCGAAACTCCGTTTGCGGTTGGTAAATTTTTGAAAGCTATTGAAGTTTTCGTGGCTGAAGATAATCGTAAAGATATTGAGTTTGCAATTAATATTGAAACCAAGGCAGCGGTAGACAATTTGGATAAAATATTATTGCTCCCCAATATTGACCTGCTTTCCGGAATAACATTTGGAAGAGTCGATTTTATGGGATCTGTTGGCGCAGATAGAAACTTAGTAGATAGCCTGGATGTTTGCAGGTGTTGTCATAAGGTTTTTGCCAAGGCAGTTAATCGTGGATTAAAGACAGCACTAGGTGGAGCTGTTAGCCATAAATCATTTCCTTTTATAAAATCTTTACAGCCGTTACTTAATAAATACGAAACTAGAAAAGTTGTATTCGATGCTTGTTTTACTTTTCCCGATGGGCTAACTGAAGCCATTAAGTTTGAGCTTCAATGGCTTAAATCAAAACGCCGATATTATCATCGGATAGCCCAGGAAGATGAAAAACGAATTAAAATGATTGAAGAGAGGTTGAATCATGGAACGCTGTAAGGTTTGCGAAAGTTATCTTTGCGAGGATTCTCTTTTTGTCCCAACAGACATTGAATTAGAAATAAAAGATTGTTCGTTTTGCGGAACAGGACAGCTTGTTAATACGCCAATGAAAACAAACTGGATGGAGGTCAATAGAAGTTTTGGAACATCTCCGGCTTTAATGAAAGAAAAAAAGGAACAGATAAAAACTTTCCTTTATTATGTGTATGGTTTTAATAATAATCCGAAGGTGTTTGAGGTTGGCGGAATGGATGAATTTGCCGATCTTGGGATAAAATCTAAACAAAATAATCATGCTAACCACGATGGCTTTGTTTGCCTATATTATCTTGAACATTTTCCAGATCCGATAGACTTTTTGATGTCTTTATACTGGAGCGTCAAGCCAGGCGGGTTTGGCCTCATTCAAGTCCCGAATTATTCTCATATCAAGCAAACAGGAAATTGGCTGGAATACTGTCAGGAGCATCGACTTTATTTTACCGAGATGGGATTGACTTATTTACTTATACATTGTGGTTTCCAAATCGTTAAAGTTAATTACTACAATGATGGGCTGTGTCTGAGCGTTATTGTCCGGAAACCATTATTCGAAAATCTTAATGTTATGAAAGAAGGCATGATACAGGCAAAAGAAAAGTTTAAGGAATTGATTAATAAACTTCCTGCGCCTGTTGTATTTTATGGTGCAGGGCATTATGCCCAATTACTCCTCCGGATAGCAAAGATGAAACATGGTTGGGTCCCGACAAGGATATTTGATGGGAATGAAAGCAAGGTAGGGATGAGTATTAATGGGATTATTGTCGAGGGAAAAGAAAACCTCTTGGCCGGCGGAGATTTTAATTCAATCATTGTTTGTTGCGGGATGTATAATGATGAGGTTTGTGAAATGTTAAAGAATATGAACTTAGGGAAGGAGATAGTAAAATGGATTTAACCAAACGCGAAACTAATAACCGGCTGACATTAAAAGAAAAGAAGCCATCGGCATATTATAAAATTCTTCACCATCCTCAGATGGTCTTGGAGAAAAAATCGGTTGCCCTTATTCAGCTTCAGTATAATTATAAGTGTAATTTTAAGTGCAAACATTGTGCTATTGAGAAATTTAAGCAACCAGACAAACAATCATTAACCATCCCGGAAGTTGAATCTATCGCAGATCAGGCGCATGAAATGGGTATTGCCAGCATTTGTATATCCGGCGGAGAGCCATTAATATTTAAGGATTTATTACTAATTGTAAACGCTATTGGTCCCGAGAGATTTGTTATCTCCATGGATACTAACGGATACCTACTTGATGAAAAAAAGATCAAGTGGTTAGTGGATGTTGGTATCGATAGGATTCATCTGAGCATGGATGGATTGGATAACAACCATGATGGTTTCAGGAACAAAAAAGGATCGTGGCAAAAGACAATAGAGGCTTTACCGTTATGCAAAAAGCATGGGTTAGGCGTGATTGTTAATATCGTTGGAACCAAGAGCCTTATTAAATCAGGGGAGCTATTAAGACAGTTGGAATACATCAAACAGTTCAATGAACATGCTTCCATAATTTATGCTAAAGCCACTGGTGCGTTTGAGGACAGCAAGGATGAAATATTAGATACGAAAGATTTGGATTACATCCAGGGGTTAACCAAATTTTATAATTGCTCTACTCATTTATCTCCTAATTGTGGCCATGAATTCGGGTGTCTGTGTTTTAAGCGCCATTTTTCCATAACTGCTTACGGGGATGTATTACCTTGCCCTTGGATACCGATCAGCATGGGGAACATAAGAAAAGAACCTTTGGTTGATATAGTCGACAGGGGGTTGGCAAATAAATGGTTTAACTATGATAGTAAATATACCTGCCATAGTGGAAATTGTGACAGTGAATTTTATAAGAAAATTATGCCGCAAATTGATAAGGCAAAAAGTTATCCTGCTGACTGGAAGGAAATAAACTTTGATTAAGGTAAAGAATGGCAGAGAATTCATAATTGATGGCGAAAGGTATTTTTATTTACATTATGCTTTTCATAGGCATTTATTGGTTGCTATGGACAGAACACAGATTACTGAATTCCCACGGAACGATGGAAGCGTTTATAAAATAGTCCAATTAATCCATAAATATTTATTAGATGAAGAGATGGGAGAGGTATTAAAAAATGAATAAAATAATCCAGGAAGATTTAAAATTCATCACAAAACAAAAACTCCCATGGGGTAAGCTGAAGAATAAGATTGTTTTTGTTTCCGGCGCTGGTGGGTTTCTTGGGTCGTATATCATTTTTACCCTTCTTTGCCTCAACCAGACGAGGAAACTTAACATAAACATTCTTGCCAATGTGAGAGATTACAAAAGGGCAAAGGATAAATTTGGGAAACAAAAAGGGCTGGATTATTGTGTTGGCGATATTAATGAAATATTCTCTTCCCGCGTTCCCATTGATTATATTATCCATACAGCCAGCTTGTCTTCACCTAAATACTTTGAACCACTTCCGGTTCAGACTATTCTTCCGAATATTATTGGCACAAATAATCTTTTGGAAATTGCAAGGGAAAGATTGGTTGAAAAGTTTCTGTTTGTCAGTACCAGTGGAGTTCTCGGTTTCCACCCTCCTGAAGATTACCCTTTGTTTGAAGATGATTGGGGCGTTCTTGATCCAACGGATAAAGCCAACTGTTATTTGGAGGCTAAAAGAATGGGTGAGGCGTTATGTATAGCCTACAAGAACCAATATCAGGTTCCGGTAGTTATTGCGCGGCCTGGTGGATTCTATGGACCAGGACTTAAACTGGACGATGGGAGGGTATTCGCTGACCTGATAGCCAACATTGTCAGGAAAGAGGACTTGGTGCTTTACAGTGACGGTCAGGCAATCAGGGACTACCTTTATATTGCTGATGTGGTTACCGGCATATTTACTATTCTGTTTAAAGGAGAGATTGGCGAGGCGTATAATGTGACATCAACAACAGAGATTAGTATTCTGGATTTGGCAAAGAAGCTAGCTTATGAAGTGTTTCCGGAGTTGGGGTTAAAAGTTATTATGAAGGAAGACAGCACCAAGGATTTTTTAAGGGTTAAGTTTCAGAAAACATCCATGGGCAATGATGCGCTGAAGAGGTTGGGATGGATGGAACATTTTTATATTGAGGATGGGTTTAGAAGAACAGTGGAGAGTTATTATGGATGAAATTAAACAACACATTTTAAACATTCTGTCAGTCCACAAAGACCTCATTATGATTAAGGATATAGGGAGGAAAATAACCATGCCAATACTTTCAATCTGTATACCGACAAAGAACCGGGCAAAGTTTTTGGAGTACACGCTCACTTCCATAGTAAGACAAAAAAGGTTTATAGAAACTGATGATGTTGAGGTTATAGTTTCCGATAACGGATCAACTGACAACACTGAAGAAGTTTGCAAAAAGTTTCCGGTTTGCTATACTAAAATGGACGAGCCGACCTTCCGCGCTGAACCAAATTACCTGAATGTTTTAAAGTACGGGACAGGGGATTTCCTTAAACTCCATAATGATAATATGTTGGTGGATAATGGCGGATTGGACAAGATGATAGATATTATTGGTGGCATACTCGTAAAACAATATCCAGTAATTTTCTTTGCCAATAGTCCGGATTACTCCAAACCAGATATAATAAAATGCGTAGGGTTCGACTCATTCATCCGTCACGTTTCTTATCAATGTACCTGGATAGGCGGATTTGGTATTTGGAAAGGTGACTTACCAGCAATAGAGAAAATATTCCTAAGAAGTGCTGATGCCCGTCTGTGTCAAGTCGATATGCTGAGGGAAATGATAAGTAACTGGAACCGTGATGTAATTATCTGTAATAAATTTATGTTCCCTAACGTTGAAATCAGCAAGGGAGGGTTTAATATAGCCGAGGTGTTTGGACAGAATTACCTTAACCTGATCGTGGATTACGTTGGACTGGAAACTTTTCAGAAAGAGAAAGAGAGGTTGCTGAAGGAGCTTATCATGCCTTATTACTTTGACAAAAGCGGGCAACATAATTTCCAGCGGACTGGGTTTTTCAAGTACATGAAGTATTACTGGAATGATGAGTTTTTTTATGAGGAGATTGAAAAATTGTTGATGGAGGGAAAAATATGAAAATGAGACATAAGCTAGAAAGGAATTATAAAATATTTAAGTTAAGAGAAGATGGCCTTTCCCTTGAGGCTATCGCAAAAAAGTTTTCAATTTCAAGGGAAAGGGTAAGACAAGTTTTTCTCAATACTGAAATTTTAAAAAATAGGCTAGATAACATCAAAAAGAGAAAAGAAATAAATTATCTCGACAATCTCACTCGCCCAATAAGTGATTTATGTTTAACCGTTAGAATTTATCATTCTTTTGTTGAGAATGGAATTAAGACAATAGGAGATATCACAGAAAAGTCTCCTGAATATTTTTTAAAATTACACGGTTTTGGCAGAAGATCCTTGATAGATCTTGAAGGTGAATTAAGCGAGTTTGGCTTATCTCTTAATCATAAATATTACTGTCCTTTTTGTAACAATGAAATAAAGGAAAAATCACATGCAGAATGAATGGCGGAAACGTAACTCCCATAACGAAACCTTCATGGGTCGGGTATTTGACATTAACAAAGTAACCGTGGGGAACTATACTTATGGAATCCTTAATTGTTACACTTGGGGTAAAAAAGAGGAACATCTTTACATTGGCCATTACTGTTCCATTGCTGATGATGTGGTGTTCCTTCTTGGCGGCAATCATAATTATCATGGCGTTACCACTTTCCCTTGTAAGGTTAAATTCCTGGGACATGCTGAAGAAGCCGAAACCAAAGGGGAGATAGTGGTCGGGAGTGATGTCTGGATTGGGTATAGGTCGACTATACTTTCTGGAGTTACGATTGGACAAGGTGCAGTGATTGGTGCCGGAAGTTTGGTGTGCCAGGATGTGCCAGCATATAGTATCTGCGGAGGTAATCCGGTTAAGGTTATTGGTTGGAGATATGATTTCGATGTGATTAAGGAGATGGTGAAATTGGACTGGAAAAAGGTTAAGCCTGCTGTACTTTGCCATGTGATGAATAAGGAAATTGACAAAGATAATGTGAAGGAAATAATATACGATTTAACGGGGGAATAATGAGGATTTTATTGGTTGTAAAGAGTAAGATGATGGAGACGCTGGGACCAATGTATTTGAGTTCGGTAATTAAACAGGCAGGGCATGAGGCTAAGATAGTCAGCCTGAGCGAAGTTACTCTTGGAGAAAATTATGAATGGAAACCAGATATAATTGGTTTTTCAATTATGACCGGAGATAGGGATAAATTTAAACAAGCAGCAGACATAATTCGCTATTATTCAAAGAAACAACCAAAAATAATAGTTGGTGGTCCTGACCCAACTTTCTTCCCAGAAGGATATGGCTGGGCAGATGAAATATGTAAAGGGGAAGGGGAAAATTGGATGGCAAATTTGTTGACCGATAAAGTTGGTAATATTTTCCGTTATGGAGATATTGATTCAATCCCTTGGCCGGATAGATCAGACTTCCCCAACATGAAGATACGGGATTTCATCACTTCCCGCGGCTGTCCATATAATACCTGCCATTATTGCTACAATGAAAGATGGATGAAGTTATTCCCTGAATATGAAAAAGTAAGAATAAGAAATCCTAAAGATGTTGTGGATGAAATTAAATCGGTTAATCCGGAATATGTTTATTTCCAAGATAGTGTATTTGGGATTAGCATGGACTGGATGAAAGAGTTTACCAAAGAATATCCTAAGATACCTTATCAATGTCACCTGCGTCCTGAAATGGTCACAGAAGAAAGAGTAGGGTTGCTGAAGGAATCAAATTGTGTTGCTGTTCGGATAGCCCTTGAAACTGCTGATGAAGGATTAAGGGAAATGGTTGGCAGGAAAATGAAACTTGAGACAGTAAGTTTCGCTTCGATGATGCTAAGACAATGTGACATTCAATCAATGATGCAGAACATATTAGCACTCCCAAATTCTACTATTGAACAGGACCTGGAAACATTAGAGTTTAATATAAAATGCAGTCCCACTTATGCTTGGTCGTCGATTTATGTTCCTTATCCCGGAACCGTATTGGGAGATTTGTGCAAAGAGAAGGGTTGGTACAAAGGTAATTACGAAAACATAACTGATTCATTTTTTGCTGAGTCGGTACTTGAATTTCCTAAAGAGCAGAAGGAACAGCAATATATTTTATGGAGCGTATTTGATCTATGTGTAAGGTATGAGTATTTACCCAAACCGGAAGAGTTGACGTATAAGGCATTACCAAAACTTATACACACTATTACCAGAAGGAATGGAGATAAAAAGTTGTATCTTGGGTTATTGTAAGGAGAATATATGACACAGAAAAAGGTTGAATGGAAAAAGCATGTTTTCTATCAGTACCTAATTGGTTCTTTTGTAGATGGAGAAAAATTTTCTATTAAAATTGATCCATTAATATTTGATATATTAATAAGGGAAGCAGCACAAAAATTCACAAAGAAAACAATAGGAGAAGTTAAAATAGTTTTTAAATTAGAAAAAGACTAACCACCCACTCTCTCCATCATATCATTCAACCTTTTCTGCTGAATCGTGATGAGCTTATCATAGGTCTTTTTGGCCTCGGGAGTCCTTGCTATTTCTTTACGTTTCTTTATCTTCCCGATGGTATTCTCAATCGTGTTGGCCATTCTCCAGAGTTTAGCTTCAGGGTTGTCCCTGATATACTCTCCAACCGGTTCCCTATCCTTTATCCGGCCTTTGATATTAGCTTCATGGATATTGAGTTTCTTCAGGTTAGAGTAATATTTATTGGACTCGTTGGCCTGTCCTTCCGCTGATCCATAGAACGTCCCGATCAAAGGAAGCCTATATGTCGGCAATTCGTTCCCTGTATATAACGACTCAAACATCATGGACGTTTTCCCAATCTCTCTACCTAACCCACCGGTAATCTGCCCACCCAAATAATCTATCTGGTCAGGGGTAGGAGAGAACATCCCCGGGGTATATTTATCTCCACCTGTTAGGATATTAAATGCCCATGCGAGACCGCGGCCAAAGACCGTTGCAGAATCTTTAACTCTACTGGTTCCCGGAGTCGGGTTGAGGGCGTTAAAGTCCTCCTTATAAATTGGTCTGCCAGTCCAGTCCTTGTTCTCGGCTAAAGCTGCAAATGGGTCTAGGAAGGTAGGTGCCATGGTCTGCATGGACAATCCTGAAGAACCCATTGGGTTGAATGTTTCGGTAATCATACCAATCAGGTTGGACATCTTAACTCCTGCGTTTTTACCACCGCCAAGGGTTATTTCAGCTAAAATACGGCCAACATTGGGAATAACGTTAAAACCCAACGGCATGGGGAAGGTGATGTATTTTTTACCACCTATGGGGATTATGATGTTTCGTTCCTTGACGAATTCCGGAGGTTCCTCATCTTTGAACCCTGCTGCGGCTAACATCATGGCTTGAGTTGCTCCGAGGATTATCCCTCCGGCAATGATTTTTCGTCCCATTGGTCCTTTAAGCGTTTCGTACATCCGGACAGCGCCTTGGACTGAAGCATTAAAGAAAGCGTAAAGGGCGCCGGCCTGACCAGCAATTTGACCCTTTTTGTTGAAGTTCACGGTTAGGTTCTTGGCCATGACAGCGGCCTGTTCTTTGGTCATGCCGGATTCAATACCAACTTTATAAGCCGACAACCTTACCGCATTCTCCATTGTGGCATTGTAGTCAGACAAAACCTTGGCCATTCTGCTCAAATATTGCTTTGGTTTCCCTGCCTGAAGAGACTTTAACTCTCTCTCTATCTCCTTTGCCCTATCTTCGCTGGTTATCCATAGGTTCCTATACCCAACCTGACCACCCTCTAATTGATATTCCTCAAATAATTTTGCCTCGGCAGAAGACATATCCCCGTTTAAGGCGTTAAATATTCCTCTCATCATAGGTAGAACGTTTTTCGTAACTTCTTTCTGTTTGCCGGCAATAGGGGTGGTGGATAGGTTTAACAGTCCGGTCGATAAATCCCTAAAGAAGTTTTTTAATCCGAATACAGGGTTGTATTGGGTGTTAATGGATGCCACATATCTGGTTATCTTGGATATCACTCCCATGACTTCACCGACTGTATCCATGTCCATGTTCTTTAGAGCCTTGACCATTCGCATGGCACGGTCATCTTTCTTATTAAACTCCAAGGCAATATGTTCAATCTTACCAGTTTCTTTATTGGGTATTCTGGCTATGATAACATTCTCGGCAGTTTCTACCTTCTGGCCGCGGGGAACGTAGGTTTTCATGTCTGGTATTTTGTAGGATGTCCAGAACTTCTCATTTGGAAATTCTTTCTCCAAAAATACTAATGCTTGGTCAATCCTGTTCTTTTCACCTTTGGTCAGATAACGCTCCCTCTGCATGGAGACATTGGACAAGATATTGACAACTTTACGTTCAGACCCTTTACGCATCTGGCTGGCTTTACCATATACTGAAAATCCACGACCGGTGCCGGGACGTTCTTCTATGTCTTCACGGAATAGGGGGACGTAGTGTTTATATGCCTTAAACCATTTGTCGATTGTGTCTTGGGACTCTACACCATACTCAACTAATAACTGGGCATTCTTGTGGGTTATCTTATCCACCATCAGGGCAATTTTTTCATATTGTTCTCTGGTTTTGGGGTCAAGAGCCTCAAGATAATCCTTGGCTTTTTGAGTGGACATTCCTGAGCCACCATCCTGATATCCGATAACCTCGTCTTTGTCGTTTACTATCCTGCCGAATTCATCAATGGTGGAGTTGGACAATTCCCTGTATTCTGATTTGGAAAGGATATGACCATTCTCATTTATGTAATCACCTTTGTATTTACCTTCAGTAACTTCAGTAAACCCTTTGATGTCGGTTAATGAACGGATATGGTTATTAGCTTCTTCAGCATGGCGCGCATGGAGATATTCTTCAATGTTGGCAATGGTTGCTTTGATTCTATCCATTTCATTAATGACCAGACGTAATTCTTTGGTTGCATAATCCCCAGTACGTTTACTGAGTCTGCTGGAAAATAACTGTTCCTTCTGGCTGGGATTGAGAGTGTCACTGATTAACTTCCCAATTGATTTAGCGAATACACCAATGGCCTTTTGTGTATCCCTCAAATCTATCTGCCTATCAGCAATGGAATACATAAAGGCATCCCATGGAGTTTTTTGTGGTGCTTCCCATGTGCCGTTGGCTTGGGAAATGTCAGACGGGGGTATGGAGTTGGTTGATGTTTGCTTGAACCAAGAGGATAGAGAGTCGGGAATATATTTAGAAACAGAAAGACGAAGATTACTATTCTCTCCAGTTTCTTTTTCAGTTCTTTTGGCGTACTCATCCATTACATCAGCGAGTACCTTTTGAGATTTTTGAATATCTTTAAAAAAAGATGAAGATATTAAATTGCTATTTTTATTAAATACATTTGTAATTTTATCAATGATACGTTTTGCAATTTCCGATAACTTCTCAAATAAGGTTGGATTTTTTTCTGATAATTTATTCCAAAAATCCTTATTGGTAAACTGTTCACCGGAAAACTCTGAAATCAATTCTTCATAGATAATAGAATCTTCAAGCTTGGTATTAAATCCAGACTTACTTCTCGCACTGTCTAATGCTTGTTTGAACTTATCCATACTTTTTATTTCTGGAGAAAGATAATCTTTTAATTGAGAATATAATTTCGGTGATTCTGTTTTCATTGTATGGATAAGTTCATGTCCGAGCACCATTAAATTAGGATCGGTAGAATCAACATTAATAAATATTTTGTTGGGAATTTTATCAGATACTCCTCCGTTGAAGAATATATCAGGATCGTTTATTTTTACCCAAACGATTTTCTTTCCGAAGACATCTGCAATTTTCTGTACTTCCCCCTGATTTGTTTCCCTTCTCTGAGCATTAAGGTCGCGCATCCCCTCATTCTGTTTACTAGGTTCATTTCCGGTTGCTTGCTTGTCTGTTTTGGGAACGAATAAAACTTCCTCAATGCTTCCAGCTCCAAGTTTTCTTCCCGTATCAGTTTCGATTTCTCCCTTGAGTGTTTCGATATCCTGTTTGTTTTCATCATTAGCCTCCCTCGTTGGTGTTGATAACTTTAGATTACTTTTACTTCCTAACAAGGTTTGGGTTTTCGTTTCATTGGACACCTCCTTGGCTGGAATATTCTTTGATGCTTTATAAACTGCCATCAACTGTTCATAGGATGTGTTGTTTTGCTTGAGGAGCTTTTTATTCAACTCCTTAAATTTATCAATTGGATGCCCGGATGTTTTCTCTACTTCCTCTGGGAAATTGTATCCCTGCTCACGGACGAACCCGCCAAAGGTGTTGGCCTTGGTAGGGATTGGGGTGATGGGCTTGGATGCGATTTCTGCACGTTTCTCAGCGGCTAGACGTTTACCTTCAGCGAGGCGTTGCTTTAGCTGTTCCTGGTTGGTGATGGGAGGTTTGGAAGCAATCTTTTCCTTAGTTGGCTTGATTTCTGCTTTGGCGATTTCGGCTTTGGGTGCTTCCTGTGCCTTGTTCCTTAAAATATCAGGATTAAGTATTTTTATCTCTGCTTCTTTTGCACTATTCTTTCCAAGCGTTCTATAATCAATGGCATCAAATCCGTTTTCTTTTGCCCATTTTCCAAGTATAGGTTCAGCTTTCTCTGGATAAACAAGAGGATTTGCTTCTTTATACTTATTATAAATATCCGTAGGAATATCTGCCTTTGTGGCGATTTTTGCGTTGGCGTCTATGATAAATTCGTGTACCTCATTTCCCCCAACTTCATTTTTTATTCCTAATCTGTTTAAATTATCGCTTTCTGCGTTACGGACATTGGTAAATTTTTCAGCAACTGTTTTTTCTGTTGACGTAGAGATTCCTCTATCTGTAACCTTTGAAGTATCTAGAGTATGACCACCACGATAAACGGTTATTCCTTCTGTTGCCGCAGGTTCAACTTTCTCAACAGGGGCAATATCTTCCTTCGCCTTGATTTCAGGCGCACCGGCAACCTGTTTCTCCAACTCTGGGGCAGGGGGAAGGTTCTCGACTGGCACAGGTGCTTCAGGTGCAGGGATATTTTCAGGAGCAATGGGTGCAGGAGTAATTGGTTCGGGTGCAATGGCCTCAGGTGCGACAGGTTCAATAACTGGTTGTTCAGCTATCGGTTCTGTAACCGGAGGAGTTACAGGCGGAGGTTCGGGAGTAACAACCTCAGCCGTTTTCCCGTTATCCCATCCGCCAATCGCATTCAATTCTCCGGGCAAAGTTTCATCAACCAATTTCTTTATCGTCTGGTTAATCGGGTCTAACTCATTCTTCATCTTCTGCATAGTTGAACCGGCAATATTTGCACCGGTAGACTGAGCGAACCCAGCCAGCATACCCATGGCACCGGCTTCGAATATACCATCGTCAATTGGTTTATTAAGGGCTAAGTTCTGGGCAATTTGTTCCTGCATGGATTGGGGAAGTTCTTCCAACACACCTTCTTGGAAAGCACCCATGAGAACTTTCTTAAATATACCCTTTTCTTTATCGCCAACTATACCCGACCGACCACCTGTAAATAATGTGTCAACATCTTCAAGACCAAACCGTTGAGCTAGTTTCCCACCGGCCACCCCGATCATACCAGTAAGGACACCGGATAATATATTGATGGCTACCTGAGATGGAGTAAGTAATCCCTCTTCCGTTTGCTGTCTGGTTTGTTCTATATTCTGCCCAGCGGTAATTGCACCTTCAGCTATGCCACCGACTTTAGCAATACGAGGAAGATTGGCAACTCCTGCTTCCACAAGAGGTTTGCCAGCCAACTTTGCTATGCCACCAGCCACTCTCATACCAGTGACCATAGCTGGTATGGATTCAGCAACAGTCTGGACTATGGATGATGGGTTCTGGATGGCCGTTGCGATTGTAGGCAAAAATCCCTTGGCCTCAGCTACCTTCTGTTGCGCCTCTCTGGTTTCAGGAGTCAGCAGATTATCAAACATCTCATTGGCTGATTTAAAATCACCAAGCCCTAATCCGCGAGAAACTGTTTCGGCAACTTTACCGGCATGTCCCATAGTAGGAATGTCTAAAAGGCCGACCACTGTTTCCGGTATACCGACCGCCGCACCTTTGGCCAATCCGACGAGAGGATCAGCAACTAAACGGCGAACCGGATTGCTGGAGGGTTTCGGTGGAGTAACTTCTGTTTCGTTTAATCCACTCCAGAAATCTCCAGAGCGGCTCATCCCATATCCACTTTCCTGTTTATCAAAATCATCCCAAAAATCAGCCATAGTTTATTTCCCTAAAGTTTTGTCAACTACTTTCGGATCAAATCCATTGTTAATGAGATACTGTCTTATCCTCGACCTCTGTGAAGGATTTCTTATTGCTTTCGTTTTTGCTTCTGTTAAAATATCCATATCGGTTTTAGGCGGAGGCGCAGGGATTCCATGAAGTTTGTTGTACTGCTCCATCCCATATCCAGTATCATAGACAGTTTTGGTTTGTCCAAGTTCATCTGTTACTGTATGGACAGATAGGGATTTTATTTCATCAGCACGTTGTTTTGATTCTCTACCTTCTAATCCGAGATTCTTTGTCTCTGCGCCAACCTTACCGATATTGGCTCGATGTAATCCGGCAGCCGCCTTTGCTTCTTCAATCTTCGCTTCATTTAATATTTTGTTTAAACCTAGCATTTCTTTCTTATATTCAGTATCATCCTGCGGACCGAATAATGCGTTTTGTATATTGGCAGCGGCGGCAGCACGAGTAGATTTTTTCAGATACTTATCGTTCATTTTGTCAAACATTGTGCCAAGGAATTCATTCCTCATTTCTTCAGTGCTCTTGGCGCCCAGCCCATATTTCCTGTCAGCACTTTCAATCATGGCATTTCTTTCGCTTGCGTTCTGTCCCAAAGCAGCGTTGCTTAAATTTGTCAGAACGTCACTGGTAATTCCTCTTTTCGCCAACAGTGCTCTCTCTTCCGGATTAAGATCAGCCTGTCTTACTATTCTTGAATTGGTGATACCGTAAGCCTCACGCCTTGCTAGGTCTTTTTTTTCAGGGGTAGGTTCAGTAGGGGCGGGGGTTGTAAGTTCGACTGGTTCCGGCGTAGTAAGATTTTCTGGATGTGCTTTATTGTAGGCATTAATGGCATTAATGTCAGATGATAATTTTGATGCCTCCGATATAATCTTATCTATTCCGAATGTATTTATCGCATTCTGAATCTTATTTGTATCATTGCCAGCCGAAGACATTCCGGAAATTTTGTTAATAATAGACATGATCCCCCCAGATGGTTTATTGAAAGCTAACCTCTCTTTTTCTTCAGCCATTTTTCTATTTTTTATTTGATCCGACACACGAACTACACCGGAAGGAGGGGCTAATCCATACTCACCCATCTCTCTTAAATTTTTCATTCCTGCTGTATTTTTCCAATCTTCCAAAGTAGCCATTTTATATCCTCCCTTTTATTCTTCTTCTGCATATTCCAATGCAGCGTTTGCATTAAGAGCCGACATTGCTCCGCTAGCCATTACCCCAGATATCTGGGCAACACTCTTCTGGGCCTCTACTTGTAACTGATACTTTGACCGCATACTTTCTTCTTCAAGCTTTGAATACTGTAAGTTAAGATTAGCTGACGCTTCCCATGCTCTAACCTCGGCATCGTTTACATAGTTTGAAATACCCGCAATGGCCTTATTGAGTTCTATATTCGCTTTGTACTCTTCCATTTTAACATTATATCTGGCAATATCAACATCCACCTTCTTAGCCCATTGATCGATGACCTGTGTGTTTGCATCTATTTTTGCTTTTTCAACATTAATCTCAGTAGCCACAGCTTCGAGTTCAGTCTTATAAACATCAGCTTTGGCAAGAACAACCCTGACTTGTTCAGCATAGGCTTTTATTTTGGATTCTTCAATTCCTACTTGTGCAAGCAACGCTTTTATTTCTTCAGAGAAAATTTCAACTATTAACTTCTGCCCCTGAATTTCACCACTGTATCGGGCAATTTCAGCTTCAATCTGAGCTGAGTATATCTTAACTTGCTGGTCATTTAATTGAAGAATTCCGAGAGCAGCCTGGATCTGAGCACGATATATTTCAATCTTTGCTATTTCTGCGCGCATTAATTCTCCGTAAGCGGCTACCTTTGCTTTATACACCTCAACAAGATTATTATTAATGGCTATCTGAGTGTTTATATAATCATTGGAAAATTTCATTGCATCTTCTTTTACGCGTAGCGCCAAATTATCATAATCCAACATTGCCCGTATAAGTTGAGATATCAAACTTATACCGAGTTCCATGGATTTAAAAAGATTTGCCTGTTCTAACTCAGCCTGTTTTACGGATATCTCTCGTGAACGATCAAGCAACTTATTCATATATTCTTTTTGAATTTTGGCAAGGGAATTAGCCAGCATTCCATCAGGGAGAGTGAATCCTTTCTTTGCCCACACCTGAATAAGCTTGTCTGTTGAATCTTCAAGTTGTTGTTCATTTCTCTCAAGGTCTCTTTGCCATATGGCCGTTTCAATAGCCGATAATAATCCGGTTCCGCCATTGACAATATTATTCCGAAGTCTCGTCTTGATAGCATCGATCAATGTATCATCAAAGATGAAATCTCCTGCGTTCATGGGATCTACATCACTGAGATTCAGTTCCTGTAAAACAGGTTGGGTAATACTGACTAAATCAGGGAATGTCATATCGTATGGCGGATAAATAATAGGTTCAAGGGAAGGAATAATATATTCCTTGATCGCGCCAAGAGAAATTTGATTCATTCGTGATTCCGGCAATACAACATTGGGTTTTGTGGGCTGTATCATGCTTGACCAATCAACGCTAGGAGGACTATCAATGCTTAAATCCGGGACTACTGGCATAGCCGGTGAAGTAATATTCGCTGAATATAACCCGGTGGGTTCAGAACGATTTGCGATATCTCCCACAGGAGAAGGGATTTCAAGCGCTTGACCCTTAAATTCTTTTTCTATTGTTCCGTAAATAGTATATGGAATACTCATACTCAAGCTGGCAAGTTGTTCCAGAGCAGAATTGCCTTCTTCCAAAACACTTTCTGCAAAATCTTTTTGAGCATTTATGATTTCATTAACTCTTTCCATTGCTATTCCCATAATAATCTCCTATTTATAAGTTGTGCCTATTGAATAAACTGTTTTTGGAATATCAACATTAAATTCCTCCGCATATCCGGTGGTTGAATTTACTCCATCATCTATATTGATAATTCCTGCGCGACGTTTATCGTATTCCCATATTTCATTGCCATAAAAATCGAAGTTAAAATCTTCTACATTCTGAGGTCCGTCATACATTCCGACACTAAACGGTGTCGTTATTTTGGGAATGTCTATCTCATAGGTATAGGTTATAAATTCTTCATTCACCTGAAGTGATACCCCATAAATTCTCTCACCACTTACCATATGATCCAACAAGGGATTCGTAATTCCCGGACTTCGAGATTGACACTCGCAAACACCTAGAGACAAATCGGTTTTAATTCCATTAATACTGTACGTAAACATAAACTCTACATTTCTTACACCGGTTGCCGTGAATGTTCCGGGATTATTAAAATCCCTTCCAATAAATAATTTTTGATTATACGATTCATAATCTTTTTCATCAGCATAGGATTCAGCATATGCCCACTGCTGCATATCTTGAACCGTGATCTTTTTCCAGAACAATGCGTAATTTCCATTATACCCGTCATAATCAATTACCTGTGCGGTTGTATAGTTTCTCGTAGCCGTTGCATTTGTCGTGCGCGTGCCTGAGTCTTGGAGCCATTTATATTCTTCAATTATTTCATTCGGCATAATATCTGGCCTATTTTAAAGTTTGTCACGACTCTGAATAAATCATGTAACAAATTGCTGATCCTATGAATCACAAGCATTATAACAAACAAATACGCACTTTCCCAATAATAATATAGAAAAGTTGTAAATGTCGCTACCCAAACAGACACACAATACGGACATTCCAAAAGTCTATTGGTGAAGGAACTCAACGATCTTAGCCAATTCCTAAGTCCGTCAAATATCTCTGCCTTACACGCCAGTTGGGTCAAGGCTTCCGCTGCCACTATACATAGAATTAGTTTCATTAATCATCTCCTTGTAGCCGCATTGACAAACATAAAAACTACTTTTTGATGAACAACACGGTGGTCTTATCCGCAATTTCAGCCCACATACCGGACATGAAATATTACTTATGTTGCTCTTTAATTTGTTTAATTTGTTGGGTTCTAATCTCATCCAGCCAGTCCTCTACGGGTTTTTCAGAATAATATTCGGCTAAACATTTTGGACACTTCCACGAAGAAGGCCAATTTTTGCCTTCACTATCTTTCGCAACATAGCTTAAATACATTAAGGTTCCGCATTCAGGACATTTCTCACCGACAACATTAGCTTTATCGCTGACTTCACGTTTCGATGTTATTTGGACATCCATAGGTTTATCAGCCAAAAGTCTCTGATATATCTCAAACGCTATCGTTATGTTTGAGGTAACATGGGGGACAAATATCTTTTTCGCCTTTAATATTTCCTCGGTTCTTTCTTTAAATTCTACTTCAGATAGTTTTTTCATTTTTTAAGTCCTTATTAATAACATGAACCTTCTTCGGGAGTGCAGTGGCCATATTTTGCAAACCAGCAATAAACTTCATATGGCGCGTCAACATGCTTGCGCCAACCCTTTGCCGTTAAACACGAACCACCGTCACCAGCATAACACGTTTCGATTATACAACAATAGTTTGTCCATCTCGGCCAGCTACCGTCCGTATAAACCCTTACCGCCTGGCAAGCGTCACTAATGCTTGCAAATTCGTCGTAAGTTCCTGGACCTTTGATAAACGAACAACCAATTTGAGCACCTCCTGCTTGCTGAACAAACGCCTGACATCCAGCCCCTCCGCCTTCCGATAAGAACAAACTTTTCAATGTTAGGCTTAATGTATCCACTAAAACATCATTGCAATACAGTTCTACCCAGTCACCTTTGATACATTCTGGAATTTCACCGGGCGCCGTATATGTAACAGACTCTCCTTCTGTATCACTTAAACTTCCATCCCCTAGAACTTTCCATGTATATGTATTATTTGCATCATACCCGTCAACGGACAATGTTTCTGATTCGTTATTATATAGAGTGTCTGTTGTGTAGGAAATGCTCGCATCGACACACGTACTTTCTAATTCAAGAAATATTTCCGCATCTCTTTTTTGATGTGTTGTATGCGTTGCGCTGTATGTCAGTGCACCCCCGCCACTAAAAATAACATCATCACCAATATACAGGTCTTGTGATAATGACATTGTATTTGCGTAATTTTCCGTCTTATCAACGGTCGAATCGACTACGTTCTTAAATACATACGGACCAAACAAATCATGGTAATATTCCTTGCCGTAAACATACTCCGGGCGCATTTCGTAGGTATACGGGTAGTTGCCAGAGACATTATGCTTATAACTGGTCATTGACTGCATGGACCCGCTCTGTGTCCATGATGTTTCCATTCTTATCATATCGAGGCCGGTAACGCCCAAAGGGATAACTCTACTGCCATGGCTTGTATAGGGGCCAGTAGTGGTTGTTACGGTGTCCTCATATTTCCATAATCCACATTGCCAGGTACCACCCCATCCTTCACACGGAGGGTTTTCTGAGTCCTCTACCGTATTACTCGTCCCAGGCATATCGGAAAATGTTCCGCTATCAGCATAGGCATTCACAACCTGATCGGCTCCATTAAGATTATAATATTTTACTTCCCATGATTTGAATGAATCCAATTCGGGAGTAATGAAGAATCCTTCCGACATTCCAAAAGTCGTTCTCTCTGCATATGTAAATATATCAAAATGCCCAATGTCATCGAGATATGGAATCCATGGCCAAAAATATAATGCTGGCTGAATATCAACAGGGCACTCGACGTCCACTGCCTTATCTATTTTTGCAGAAGCACCGTAGGTGACAATATCTTCTTTTGCATCAATTGTGAATGCATTCTTTCCATAATAATTCATAACGGTGACCGGCTGATCAAATGTATAAATATTGCCAGACTTTGAAATCAAGGGAAGTTGGTAATATGCAGCGTCTGTAAGTTCTACTGTGGTGGTAAGCGGTTGATAAACCCTTTTGGCATGGTCAATCACCCTAGACCATTTGGAATATTTTGAATATGCCGTAAAATAAGACATGGAATACCATGTCGGGTCGAGGTCATAACCAAAGGCCTTTCTGAAGCCCTGGGTGGCTGGACGCCATATCTCAATGTTTGAATTGTAGCTTCCTGATGATGGTGCGCAATCAAACGTGTACCACTTATAATGCCATTCGTCCCACGTACTAGCAATATCAGAATGAATTACCCCAATCTCGGCAAAACTCTTATCTCCTAACTGATATATATATGGACAATATTCGCGCTTTTCATCGTATGACCCGCTTATAGAAATATCTTTGTCGGAAAAATCCGCAATTAAATCACTAAAAACATATGCGTTTTTGTTGACACTAACTCTAATGGCATAATATATTTCGGTTGGCGCGTCGATAAAAACAATATATAAACGATGTTGTTTGTCACTCCATACCCAGATATTGTCAATATCGTTGACACGCAATATTTTTACTTTTCCGCTTATGTTCCGCCTTCTTAATGCTAGAAATGACAACTTCCCTTCCGGATCCATGTTGTTAAGAGAAAACTTCATATGCCTGACAAGATCCATAATTTTACCGTTTGGTCTGTCAGGGCCACGCCAACTATTAAGGAAAACTTGTCGTTGCGGGAAAATCTTTATAAATTTTTCTCGCTGTTTGACATTGCTCATCTATCTGATCCCGGCCTGCTAAGATGCAATTTAATAACGTCAAATTCAGCCGGTTCTTCACCGGACACATCAAGAGCAAGATAACGCGTTTTTATGCCCTTACCTACCTTGACGCGACTACCATGTTCAGTATCGCTATAAGACTCAATATCATATTCATATTCCTGCCCGTCTGAATAGATTACTTTCAGTTTCAAATCAGCCGCGGCCTTATACCCGAACCACAGTTGAAGTAACTTAACGACCTTTCCTATTTCCAGATCTAATAGTCCTGTTCTGAAATTCCATTCTATATTGTCGGTTCCGTCAAGAGACCCGGAAAGGTCATACAGGCCGGTATCTTTAGCCCCTATATTCTTTCCGTTGAAATTACAGAATGAATTAAATATGTAATTACTGTATTGCGTTAGCGCTTTGTTTTTAACATTCATACAAATAGTCAGAGTTCCAGCAACATCTGATATAATATCTGTAATTATAAAAGGAATGACAATATCGGCTGTCCCGAGAACATTGGTATATCCGACACCATCAAGCTTAATAATTGGAATGGATTTGTCAAACTCAATACTTAATCCTTCAAGAGTTCCGGAATTGACAGACAACATTGGAATGGTCAAGTTTGCAGTTCCGGTTTCCCAAATAATTGCCGTAGCAGATACTTTAGCTGAAGGAATATTAATAGCAACAACGCCTATTTCCGATCTTATTTCAGCACTATTAATTTTTATAATAGGAATCTCTATTGATGCTTGGCCAGTAATAGAAACAAGACCGGTTGTATCAAGAGTTACCTGTCCTATGGTAATATCTGCAACGCCATATTCACTTATATATCCTTGTGATGATACGGTAATTTTGGGAACAGCTACATCTGCCTGTCCGAGGATTGTTGAATATCCCCAACTGTCTACTGTTTCAATAAGGGGTATTTCAATATCAGCATTTAGATCATATAATTCATGGACGTAACCAGTTCCGCTGAAACCTAACGTCATCCCAATACTTGTATTGGAAATAATCTCAACGGCAACTTCTCCTGATATCGACAAGGGAAGAGTAAAACTGGCATTTACATCAGTTGCCATAACTCCTCCTTATGAGAGAATAATCGGTGCCGTGTAAAGCGATACAACCCCAGCCGAAGACATAGATACAGAGTTCACAACAATCGTATGCGTGGAAGCAGTTCCGACATCAGCATCTATCGTAAATGTTGCAGCCGTTCCTTGATAATCCAGTCCGACTGTTGTTATACGTGCCCATCCGCAAGTCCCTGTTACGCCGGCAGTTCCAGTATATGTTCCACATAATGAAGAGGTCCCTGTTATTGTTGCATAGGTATCGTCACCCCACCCTATATTTGGAATAGTACAGAGAGCAGTACCGGAAGCAGCAGAATCTGCGCTGGCTGGTTGCGAACCCGTATAGAATATTATGGAGGCAGTTCCAGCCGTACCAACAGTTCCAGCAATTGCATCAACCATCTGACTCAGTATCATTGATTTTAAATTATTACTTAATCTGAGAGCCATTATACCCTCCTTTATTCAGCCGGCTGAGTTATATTGAATTTCGTAATCGTCAAGGTTGTGCCCAGAGTCAGACTGGTATGGGACAGATTAAGGTCTGCACCAGCAACGCCAACAGCCCCGTCCATTCTGATTGCCGTTCCGTTTGATCCATGGCAACCATAAAGACTTCCATCTGAACCATAAAACCGGAACCAACCAGCTACGCCAGAAGCCAGAACAACTCCTTGCCATGCCGGTGTAGTAATGGGCAATACACCGGAGGATGCCGTTCCAAACTGCAATCCATCACCCAAGGCAGTACCACAAGTCGAAGATATTATGGCCAGCTTGGTTGCCCCTGCCGTTTCAATGTAATCGGCATTTGAAGGTTGATAGCCGGTATATATTTCAATCCAGCCTCCATTCAGTGATTCCTTTATAGTGCTTTCCCCTACCATAGCATTCCTTAATGCTGTTGAAATTCTAAGCGCCATTTTTCTTTCCTCCTAATATAATGCGTTAATGTAATGTTTTATATTGTTGACGTTCCTTATGAACGCCGCCCCACGTCCGTGTTCAGTAAGTACATACCTATCGTCTGTTATGTTCTTGACTGATCCACCGCTATCTCCTATACAAATTCCGCTTGAAGATGTCCAAAGAACCACATTCCCCTCAACTCCATACCCAATACTATCAGCACTCGTCCTTACATCTGTGAATGGAATGGCTGGCTCGGACTCAACTTCGACCATTTCAAAATCATCATTACTTTTCCCGCGGATAAACCATACCCTGCTTTTATCTGAAACGTATAATCCGTTATCGCAAGCCCTCACCATCGTGATATCATCCTGGAATATTTTATAGCCCATTCTTGTGTCATAATAAGTTGTCAAAGGATCTGAGATATAAAGAACATTTTTCACAGCCATAAACAGACAAGCCATAAAATATTCAATGTGACTCCCCGCCGGAAGCGGTTGTTTGAAGTTTCTTGAAGGATTCATAAAAGCATTATCAGCATTATCATGAATATATCCGCATTGATAATCGTTGGTGTAATAAACGTAATTATTGACGAGGACATAGGACATTTGTGCTCCAAGCGTAAGACTGCCGCGCACAGCAATGGTCGACGAGAAATCATCTAGTAACCGATACATGGTACTATCGTCCACGAAGAAGCAGAAATCCTTTTCCGCCCACAATGAATGAATGCCTGTTCCCGCAAGGAATGAGATCCAGCCCGGACGTGAAGATAGTTTGTTGGTATTGTCAATATCAACATTAAGGGCTTCTCGCAAAGGGAACATCGTTTCACGGTTATCAATTTCTATGGGATAAACTCGTTCCCTGTCGTCAACATTATTTATTCCGGTAAACTTTTTCATATAGATTTGTTTCTTAATATTCATTATTCGTCACCCAAACCATATCCTTTTCCTGCCGGATTGTGCTTAACTCTGATTTCTTTGAGTTTATCGAACATCTTTTTACGACCCTCTTTGGTATCAGGATAATCCTTGGCCTTCCCTATTTTAACGTCAAAGGGTAAGTAATTGGAACCCGGAGCGCGAGGGTCAATACCTCTGGGAATAGATGTCATTAATTTGCCTTCTCGTTTAAATTCTTTCATTTCCTGCCTAGACCATAACCCTTAGATTTGCGCGCTGTTTCCAATGCTATTGCCACGGCCTGTTTTTGTGGTTTTCCGTGTTCCATTTCTGTCTTTATGTTTTGACTTATTGTCGCCTGACTTTTTCCTTTTTTTAACGGGGACATTTTTATCACCTCGCAATTTCTCTATCATGGAAATTACCATGTCTTCCGTTATATCCCTTGTGCAGATATATCTCTTATCCTCTGGCTGGCGCGGACACCAATGCCAATCTCGGCTTATCGGCAACTCCTTATCATTGAAACACCCAACTCCGCATACTTCATTGTTAATGGCTATCCGGTAAGGATTGGGGAAATCGTTCCATTCTTCAGACACGCCACTAATCATTATGGCTGGTTTACCAAGAGCATGAGCAATCCAGATTGGTCCATGGTTAAGGCCGATGTAAAATTCACAGTTCTGGATATCCGCTATGGTTGCTTGAATGGACTGGCCATTGTGCTTAGTTACATTATTAAGATGAGAAGGTTCGGCAGAGATAGACACGCACTCATAACCGAGAGATATCAAATGGTCGATTACTTTCTGCCATGCGCCCGGGCGATTCCACATTTTGTTCTGCATGGTGGAATATTCAGAGAAGCAAACCAAATTTCTTCTGGTATCCGTATTCTGGATATTCTTCAACTTCGCCTGAATCGGTTTATATTCCAGCCCCAATATATCCGCGGCCACCTTCTGCAACGGGACATCTCTCCAGTTAATAGGATTTTTGTCTAATTGATCGTCAAAACACCCGACTGCATATCCAGCATAGATGTTCTTGACTTCCGAGCCTGGTTTAATAAACTCTATTTCCGGATAGTCGAATATCTCTAACCACCAGCCGGAACAGATTACATGGCAGTTGTGTTTTTTACGGAATTCCTCCACATAGGGCATCCATGCAATTGTATCGCCAAGTGCCTTTGACCCCATCTGGATAAGGACATTCTTGCCCTCTAAATTCATTTCATGACGGTATTTCTCTTCACCATTTATGGATGCGATTACTGTCCATGGGAGATAGAACTTAGGTTCAGGTTTACTCCACATGCCGACTTTCTGCCTGAGACCATAGATGTTTCTTTCTGGGATGTTAAATGACACATCATATTCCCTATTGGAGATACCCACGATGTTTAACAGAGCACCATCGAAGAAGTTTATCATGAATACATCATCATCCCAGAGATCACGATCAACTTGGTCAAAACGATTATCAACTTCAAATTCGATAA